ACCATTAATAGTGACCTTGTTTCCTGTGACTACATACTTAGCCAATTTATTCTCCTAGCTTGCATACACAACAACCATAAATTCGGCAGCTGTGTATTGGATTTCATTTACAGAGATTGAGCCATACGAACTAATCTCAGTCACTCGGCAATCGTTAACAACGCCACCAAGAGTCCTATCATATTCTACCGCCTGTTTAACCGAAAAATCGCCCGATCCAGCACAGTAAGAATCAAGTTTGTTCTGGGCAGAGCGTTCATCTGCACGGTGAGCCAAAACAGTAATGGTAAAACGGAACTCGTCAAGTCCACGGTTCATTGCCACATCGAACCTGACTGGAATTGAGTCTGGTTGCACAATCGCAAGTGGTGGGTTTACAAGGTCAGGTGCGTTTGGTGAGGTTCGCAAACCAGGGATACGCTTGAGGTTATTTTCAAGCCCTAAACGAATGTCGGTGATACTAGCCATTAGGCAAAGTTTCTCATACTACGGTAAGGGTCAATCAAGTGCTGAACATCAGGATCAAGACGCGATCCGACACGAACAACACCCATGTCACCAAAACCAGCAACACCAAGAGGTGAATCTAAACGCTTAAAAATACGTGAAGCCTGAAGAATTGTTGCTTGCTTCACAGCAATAGGCACAGAAGCCCAGCCCCAAACGCCTGTGACCTTCACCAAAGCCTGTTCGTTGTTGATTGGGAAGGCGTAGTCGTTTACAGCCCTAATCCTCGTGTAAGGGCTCACAAGGCCGTCTATGCGACTGTTTAGCGGCTCCAACTGGTAATCAGTAGCACCCCAAGTAGTGTAAGTGCCACCAACCTCATCAGTAGAGGCAAGTTCAGTGATGCTCTGCAAGTCCTCAATCTGAGTGATCCACCAGTCCTGAGCTGCAAAGTTCTTAACCGCAGTACCACCATTGTAAAAATAGCGACCAGCATAACCGTCAATAAGGCGAGAGGCAGACTCAATCGCCATCTCCAAAAGGCTGTCATCCAAGCCGTCAATAATTTTTAGTGCAGCTTTGACTTCATTTAGAGAAGCGTAACCGTTGGTAATTGCCACAAGTAACTCCTAAGTTTATGAGTCTATTCTACCGTTGAATCGTAGTCTTTCTTTGATAGCGGTGCTAGAGATGCCCTGAGTGTACGGAATGTAGCAAAGCCCAATCCCACGCTCATCCAACCAATCCTGATCAAAGCCCATCTGGGCATAATAGTCACGCCTAGCCCAGTCAGAGCCAATAACAACTAAATCAGGACTAACAAGACCGATAGAAACCCGACTATCAACACCGCCCACGTTAGGAACAACACGGTCAACCCAACGACATCCCAAAAGGACAGCCTCACGTTCTTGATAAGAAATGACAGGTCTTTTACCTTTGTATTTTTCAATGAACTCATCCTCGTTTAGCGAAACAGTCACAGAGCCAAGCTCTGCACATCTCCTCAGGAACTCCACGTGACCCGCATGGAATAAATCGAACGTTCCCCCAGTGTAAATCGTCAATCCCATCGGTTAGCCCTTCTGACTTTGAGACTCCACTCGCCTTGGGAGAAATCATCTTCCCTGCCCTTGATTTCAAATAGTGTGTGATTAGCCACGTAAGACCTCTGGTTCTGTGCCTGAAACCCACTATTGAGCGTTGAGGAATTTTCGTGAAAAACCCTAGCCTGAATAGTTTTCTTTGGAACTTCTGCTTGATCCACTCGGCGTTCAAGATCGTTATCATCAAAATAAAGGGGATAAAAACGCTCATCGTAAAGACCAACTTTTTCCACCATGCCTTCACCGAAGACCACACACGACCACGCTGGAACAATGTCCACAAAGTTGAGAGCATTAGTGTCTACCTCTTTCGCAATGGTTTGTAATGAGCCAGGAGCAAACCAAGCATCATCGTTGATGAGCACCCAATAAGGAGCATAAGGGGTGGACTTGACAACAAGGTTCCAAGCACCGACAAGACCAAGACCGTAGGGCACACGAATAACCCACATCTTCTGTACAAGGTCAGGCTTTACTGGATTCCACAACTGGGTTCCAGAATTATCAATAATTACCAAATGTTGCACAGGGTAATCAATTGAACGTAGCAGACGGTCTGCGAGGTCGAACCTGCTTAGAGTAGCGAAGCCAAGTACAGGAATCATTTGATCAACTTGTTCAACACAGGAACCCAGTGCTTATCCCACACAGTCTCCACATCAAATGCTGAGGCAAACTCAATAGCAGTCTTAGACGAACCGCGATCAGCCTGATACGCCTGTTCCAAAGCCTCAACAATAGACGGAATCAACGGAACCTGCCAAATAGCATCCTGCCCAGAATCCCACATTGGCTGACCATCAACCAACCAACCATCCTCAGCAACAAGATCAGGTGTCGCACCCCAATTAGAACCAATGACACGAGTACCACAAGCCTGAGCCTCAATCGTGCCCAAACCAAAACCCTCACCATAAGACGGAGCCAAAAACACATCCATAGCCGAATACAGCCCAGCCAAATCAGACTGTGGCATCCCATAACGGTAATCAACATACGGTGGGAACATGACCGCATCTTTAGGGATACCAAACGCTTGCAACATCTTGAGCAAGTTCCAGCCACCAGCCGAACCCAACGGGTCAGTGTGCAGATACAAAACAGCGTCAGGGTGTTTCTGACGGAAAATACTAAACGCCATCAGATTCTCAGAAAAGGCTTTGCGGTGAATCAAACCAGAAGCCTTATTAGCTGCGTTCATACCCACAACAAACTCATCTGTTATACCCATAAAGTCACGAGCAGGTTGACCGTCAATCAAATCACTAGGCTTAAAAATCTTTGTATCAATTGCGTGAGGCACATACTCACAAGCAATACCCACAGCCTCCATTTGACGCTGACCATTAGGAGCCATAGCAATCGGAGTCACATTAGGTTTTTCCAACCAAGCCTTCACTTTAGGTGGCATAGTCACGTGATCCAAAGGAACCCACGAAGCAATGTTCATCTTGTCAAAAGCAGAATTGTTCAAAACCCAAACGTCATACAAACTAATCCACAAATCAGGTTTGCCAGGATTCTTAGACTTCCAATGAGCGTGATGCATCGGAGCCACATCGTTAGAATACGGATCCATGCCACGAGGGTAATGAGGAACCTCACCATACGGCGACTTGTAAGAAACAATGTTTCCCTCAACACCATAATTAGACAAAGCCGCAACATCAGCACCGTCACGTTTCAAACGGTCAATCAGATAAGCCGCCTGTTGACCATACCCTGTTGGTTGTGTCGGACTGTTAGACCAAACTGAAACAACCCCGTTAATCTTTCCCATTCTTGCCTTTCGTAGTTATTTCAGCATAGCAAAAAATAGGGTAAAGGAAACCCCTCAAAGCCTACGCACTTTGAGGGGTCTCCAGCCTTGAATGGCGAGGGTTTAGCTCGCTCCACCCTTGAAGTAACCGATGTGTGTAGCGTGGGTTAGTCCACCATCTACACGAATGATTCCACGGTAAGTGGTTACATCGGTGTTGAAAGCGTAATCAGTTGACTGGTCAACACGTACACCGCCAGCTACACGAGCCTTGAATGATGGTAGGTGACCGAATAGAACTGACTTAGCACCAGTAGCAACAGCAGGAACAGCAGGGTTCTCGAATACTGAGTATCCAAGAAGCTGTGCTGGCTGACCGTTTACAGCGTTGTCTAGCCAGATGTAGTTACCTGCACCATCCTTCAACTTACGAGCCGCAGCAATACCAGACTTTGACATCTGGAAGCCTAGACCTGGAAGTACACGAGCACCATCAGCGATACCGTATACAAGGTCAATTAGGTTCTCGTATGTTGGAGCACCAGCAACACCAGTTCCACCAGTTACAACAGAACCAGCAGCCGCAACCAACTTGTTAGTTAGAACGGTGTTGGTCTGAATACCTAGTGAAGTACCTAGCTGTTCTGCAAGGTAACCAGTGATGTCGAATCCTGCGTCAGCCACTAGTTCTGAAGCGATGCTCA